TTATCAAGGTCAATGTTATCCCAACTAAGGGCGAGAAGTTCACCACGGCGGAGACCTGTCCACAAGTCAAGCTGAAACATTCTGCAAACGCTGCTATCATCATCAAAAAGATGTACAAGATTATCAGGGCTGAAATATTCAGCTTCTTTTTTTATACGTTTTGGAGGTTTAACATAGTCGCAAGGGTTTTTGTCACAATAACCATTAACTATAGCTTCACGGAATACACGTTTTAACAGAAAGTATGCACGACGTTGACGTTCGTTGCTGTATGTAAGCGTAGATTTTAAACAATTCTGAATATCAATAGGCTTGACATCTGTAAGCTCCATATCGGCTATATAACCGAAGTGTTTTTGATTTATATAGTAATAGTCCTTATAGCAGTCATAGGCTATCACATCAACGCAGTATGCGTTATAGAACATCTCAAACCATTCTTTAAAAATCATAGGACATCATCATTTCCATTCTCTTTAAGATATTGAAGTATATCATTGCAATTCTTTTCGACCTGACTTAAAAAGGTGAAACTGCTTTCATACTGAAAACAGACATTAGCACGAGGGGGAGAAACTATAGGCAAATCATCTTTAAAGTCTGAATTGCAATAGATTTCTTTAGTTTTGCGGACTATGTTCTTGCTACTCCAGAAGAACTTGCCAAAAATCTTTTTTACGTCCTTTGTTATGTACTTTGTGACGTAAAAAGCTAGATTAGACATCTGTCCGTAAGTCTGAATAGCTGTTGAGAAACCATAGCGCCAATCAGACACGTTATATACAACAGGCAAATCAGATATATCACAGCCGAGCTTATCACATATATGCAGGCGCTTTATAGTATCTATTTTAAGGGGCTTGTCATGACCCTTAACAAGACGTGTACCACTATCAACGAACTTAAAGTCACAATCGTTTATAAGAGCGTGACAATGTATACCGCCTTTTTTGTGAAACTCAGGAACAAGGACATAACGCAAGCCTTTACGTTGAACAGCATTATCAAACCAACGTTTCAAGGGCTTAAAGACTTCCCGAGGGTCGGAGCGGTCAAAATCTTTACCGCTGAATGTTATAGTAAGAAAGTACTTCCAATCATTCTGATAAACAATATCAAAGATACTTTGCTTTGCTCTTTGAACACTATCGGAACGAACTTCACCGCTTTGTGACTGCTTATCTTTAAACTTGCGAGTGTCAAGCATATCAAACGTTATGTTTCCGTTTTCGTCCTCATACTCAAAATAACATATGTAATTTTCACGAGCCTTTTTAAGTTGCTCTTGTCTTGAACGTTCGTCAATACTATGCTCATGCTTGCAGTGATACTCAAATGCAGGGTCTTTAAAAATGTGTCGGTCAGAACGTGTTATAGTATAACTGCCGTCACGATATTCCTTTATCTTTGTATTACACTTGACCTCTTTAGAGGACGTTTTTAGGGGCATTTTTAACACCTCATTTTTAAAAGTGAGTACTTTTTGTGGCTAATATCAAGTAATAGCCACACGCACCGCAGGGCGGCGCAAGCGCTCGCCCCTGCGGTCGCTCGTGGCTATACGCCACGCCTTTTTCGCAGACTTCTGCTTGTCTTTCTATCGTGCATAATGTCACTTGTAACATCTACTCCACGATTGGCAAGTATTTCCGTGTCGCTGATGTACTCCTTATCAAGCATATTATCTACAAGCTGAGAAGTATCATAAAGCTGTCGGCTCTGATTAGTCTGCAAATACAAACGGCTGTAAAGCTTTTTCGGCATATATGACTTATTCTCAGTATATGCCTCATACTCGTCTATATCGTAGGTTTTGACCTTAATAAGGCGTGTATAAGGGTGACAGAATGTAGCACGGCACGTTGACACTGTAGCCGTTATATCTCGTATCTGCTTATCAAGCAGATTGAAGCGTTGCACTGTAGCAAGTATCATCATTTTGCGCTTTCTACATTGACAAAGGTGCTGAAAAAGCGGTTTAGGAACGGCTCTTTTACCACCTGAAAAATCTCGTGAATTGAAGATAGTGCCTATCTCATCAATCACCACAATGCAATTTTTAGGAGCGTGCAGGATATCTTGTGCGGAATTAAGCTTGTATATATTCGTCCACTCAGGGAAGTTTTGAAGATTGATATTTGTAAGTATAGACAACTGAGGATAACGCACGCAATAGTTATATGCTATCTGAGCGAGGGTTGACGTTTTACCAGTGCCGAATTTACCAGTATAAAGGTGTATGCCCCAACCTTGAAAGATAGCGGAATTATTGAAGTATGCACCGAAAAGGTGGTCATACACCTCATAGGTAATAAAGGGCGGTATTTGTTTTATGTAATCAAATATAATCATAACAAATCACCTACACAGCACTTGCACAACGTGTCATGCGTATCATCACATTATAGAAAAACTTGCAGAAGATACAGAGCATAACCACAGCGAATATAAAAGCCATGCCGAGAAGCAAAGCGTCATATCTATTCATGACTTCTTGCGAAAGATCACAGCCCATTAACTTCAAAAGCTGAAAAAATGGATTGTTTTCATCAAACACTATGTGTACTTTCATCATCACTCACCTCACTATCATTAGTTTCAACCGCAGGAACGGCTTTTATTTCAACATCTTCACCGAACATAAGATATTCAAT